TTCTTATATACACTCAGGCCCACATGAGAAGCAATTTGGACCTATAAATAAATATTTTATAAATGTCAAGTAAAAAAATAGCTTGACAAATAGGTTTCTCGCGGCCATAATGGGGTAAGAGGGTTGACTTTAGTCTTAAAATATGTTATAATAATGGTATTAAAGGTTACAACTTAAGAACACTTAAGAAACCAGAGAGTAATTCCTTTAATATTTACACTTTAATTAACAATCTCAAACACTTAAGAACACTTAAGTATATCCAGACTTCCATTGTTTTGTCTTTTAAAATAAAAAAGGGAAAAAATAATGGGCAAAGATAGGGTAGATATGTCTAACCAAAATGTTCCGGAGGTTAAAAGACCAAGAGGTAATCCTAATTTTTACAAAGGGATGCCCTCTCTGAACCCTAAGGGTCGAACTAAAGGTTCAGTAAATAAGTTCACTAAGTTATCCAGGGAACTTATGTCCTCTAAGGGACCGGAGATAGTAGACAAAGTAATAGAACTAGCTCTGGAGGGGGATAGACATTGTCTCAAAATGTGCCTGGACCGGATCATCCCGGTATCTAAAGCAGTAGAGATTAAACACGAACATGAAGATTTAGGTATAAACATTATAGTCGAATCAGTAAAGGCTATAGAACGTCAGGAAGAAGAAGAATATAAAGTCATAGAGGGAGAGATTACCAACCGGATTGAAGATGAGTGATATAAATGTCACACTTCATTCGGCACAAATGGAAATCTTTAAGAGTCCGAAGAGGTTCAAGATAGCTTCCTGTGGACGTAGATTTGGTAAATCTTATTTAGCCGCATGGCTCCTGATAATTAAGGCATTACAATCTCAAGAAAAGGATGTATTCTATGTAGCACCTACTTTCCAACAAGCTAAAGATATTCTTTGGAGCATCTTAAAGGACATTGGAAGGGAGGTGATCAAGTCTACCCATGAGAACACGGCTACGATTACATTAATTAATGATCGTAAAATATATCTCAAGGGTTCAGATAGACCGGATACATTACGAGGAGTGGGCTTATCGTTTGTAGTTCTTGATGAGTATGCCTCAATGAAACCGGAAGTGTGGGAGATGATCCTAAGACCCACACTGGCAGACGTAAAGGGTGAAGCGTTATTTATAGGGACTCCGGCTGGTAAAAATCATTTCCATAAATTATGGGTAGATGCACAGCTAGAGGAAAATAAAGAGGATTGGGAAGCATTTCAGTTTACTTCCACAGCAAATACCTTTATTGACCCTAAGGAAGTCGAAGCGGCTAAGAGAACAATGTCCACTCAGGCGTTTCGACAGGAATTTGAAGCCACCTTTGAATCCTTTTCGGGTGGTATTTTTAAAGAGGAATGGGTTAAGTATGCTGAAGAAGATGTATTTCAAGATGTATCAAAAGTACAAGGTCATTATGTCATATCTGTTGACCCGGCTGGGTTTGAAAAAAGTGACAAAGAACGAGGACTCAAAAGTTCAAGACTAGATGAAACAGCTATCTCCATTGTCAAGATTGTCCAGGATGAATGGTACGTTAAGGATATTCTACACGGGAGATGGGGCATTAAGGAGACAGCAGAAAAGATACTTGATTCCGCTGAAGATGTCAGCGCAACTACAGTGGGTATAGAATCAGGTTCTCTAAAGAACGCCATCATGCCCTACCTTGAAGACTACATGAGGATGAGGGGTAGGTGGATAAATATAACCGATGTTACTCATGGTGGTAAAAAGAAACAGGACAGAATTATTTGGTCACTTCAGGGCCGTATGGAACACGGTAAGATTAAACTAAGAAAGGCAGATTGGAATCATCGTTTTATCTCTCAAATGTTGGACTTTCCAAGCCCCTTGTCTCACGATGACTTACTGGACTCTCTGGCCTATATTGACCAAGTATCTGTAGCGGATTTCGCTCAATCAATCGACGTAGAGGAATGGGAACCATTAGATAATGTCTCAGGATATTAGTTACAACGATCCAAAACGATCCCTAAGTTCATGGGTAATCGGCAGGGTAAACCAGTGGGAAGAACACCGGAATACCAACTATCTCCAAAAGTGGGATGAATACTACCGTATCTGGCGTGGCATATGGACCAATGAGGATAAGACTAGGCATTCGGAAAACAGTAAGCTTATTTCCCCGGCTACACAACAAGCAATAGAGGCCACCGTATCCGAACTGGAAGAAGCTATATTTGGTAGGGAACAGTGGTTCGATGTAAGGGACGACATTGCCGATCAGAATCCTCAGGATGTAAATATAATAAGGCTTAATCTCCAGGAGGACTTGGAACGTGCAAAAGTAAAGGACTCTATTTGTGAATCTCTTCTCAATGCAGCAATTTTTGGGACGGGTATCTCTAAAGTAAATGTCAAAGAAGAGACAATAAAATCCCCTAAGGATTCTAAAATACCCAATACATTAACTAGTGAAACAGTAGTAATGGAAGACGACATTATCTCTGTAAAATTAGAATCCATAACCCCTAAAGAATTTGTCATAGACCCTACGGCTGCAAGCATTAATGAAGCTCTGGGCGTAGCACAGATCGTAATCAAACCTAAATACGAAATTATGGAGGCCATTAAGGAGGGTATTTATGAGGATAAACCCATTGGAAGCTATGATAAAGCAGATTTTGGATTTGATGAAGAAAATAGTAGTGTCTCCACAGACGACGATAAGGTAAAGATTACTGAATACTGGGGCAGGGTCCCGGTAAAGTTCCTGGAGGACGGCGATGAATCTATAGGGGAACAGTTTGATTATGATGAGGATGAACTTGTAGAGGCTGTAGTGGTCATAGCGAATGATGGAGTAGTCCTTAAGGCAGCAAGAAATCCCTATATGATGGGTGACCGTCCCTTTGTAGCTTACCAGCATGATCGTGTCCCGAACAAGTTCTGGGGTAGAGGTATTGCAGAAAAAGGGTATAATCCCCAGAAGGCTCTTGATGCCGAACTAAGAGCAAGAATAGACGCTCTGGCCCTCACTACGCATCCAATGATGGGTGTAGACGCTACGAGACTACCAAGGGGAGTTAAGTTTGAAGTCAAGGCAGGGAAAACTATCCTGACTAACGGTGATCCAAGACAGACATTAATGCCCTTAAACTTTGGTTCCCTTGCTCAAAGTACCTTTACCGAAGCAGCCGAACTTGAGCGTATGGTTCAGATGGGTACTGGAGCTATGGATTCAGCAAACAGTAACTTTGCTAACCCAAGAAATTCTACCGCATCCGGCATGTCTATGCTTCAGGCCGCAGCTATTAAACGTCAGAAGCGTACTATAATGAACTTTCAGGAAAACTTTCTGATCCCTCTGATCGAAAAGGCAGCATGGAGATATATCCAATTTAATCCGGAGCGTTACCCTGCCGGAGACTATAAGTTTATTGCTTATTCCTCTATGGGTATTATGGCAAAGGAACTGGAGATGACACAAATGATTCAGTTGCTCTCCATGACACAACAAGGGACCCCTCCGTTTGCTTTATTACTTATGTCCATTTTTGAAAATAGTTCCATGTCTAACCGTGAAGAAATGAAAATGGCCATAACACAAATGATGCAACCTAACCCACAACAACAACAACTACAACAAATGGCACAGCAAATGGAACTTCAGAAAGCTCAAGCGGAAATTAAGGAAACCGAAGCTAGTGCTATGAAGGACTTTGCTCATGCGGCTAAACTCCAAAGTGAAGTTCAGGATAAAACTTCTGAGAACTCCTTAATTAAGGAACAGATGGAAATGGCCGAGAAGATGGCTAAGATCGAAAAACTCCGTACAGATTCAGAAGCATCAGCAGCGAAAGCAGAGCATTTACAATCTGAAATTGTACGGAATATCCCCGAAGTGGAACACCTACAGTCAGAGACAATTCTTAATCTTGCTAAAGCTAGAAACCAAGGGAGACAGTAAATATGGCATGGGGTAAATACGGTCTAAAAAAGATGAAGAAATCTAAAAAGAAATCTAAAAAGAAGTGAGTGCATATAGTCACCCATTTTTAGAGGACGAGGATGAACCCGTAATCTGTGTTAAGTGTGGTAGAGTAGGTTGTGAGTGCGGTCCCGATTGTGAGTGTAATGCTTCATTCGATAAGACCCTACCACCACAGGAACAATTAGTACAAGACTTTGAATAATTATGAATGACAGGGAGTTTTTAGAAAAACGAATAGATTTGTTTTCTTCAGAGGCTTGGAGTCTCTTCACTGAAGAATTAACTCAAATGGCTCAATCTTTAGAAAACATACAGACTATAGAAGACGAAAAAACTTTATACCTCAGAAGAGGTCAGGTGGATATTCTAAATATGATTATTAATTTAGAGGAAACCACCAAATTAGCGTTGGACCAATTAGAATAATCTAATCCCAACATTTTATCAACTCCATAATCTTTATAGACGGAGGTTAGCATTATGAGTAGTGTAGTTGTAGAAGAACAGACTGAAACACCGGAAGAAGCTAAACAGTATTCAGATATTACTGAGGCATCTCCAACGGAGGTACAACCTGAGTCAGAAGAACCTGAATTACCGGATAAGTTTAAAGGGAAGTCAGTTACGGAAATTGTCTCTTCCTATGAAAATCTCGAAAAGGAACTGGGTCGAAAGGGTCAGGAAATTGGAGAGTTAAGACAATTAACCGATCAAATTCTGAAACAACAAATTACCACTCAAACCGAAACCGCTGAAGAAGAAGAGGTTGATTTTTTTGATGACCCTAACACAGCCGTTAGTAAAGCCATTGAAAATCATCCAAAGTTTCGGGAGTTTGAAGAGCAGCAAAAAGTCCAATCGGCTCAAGCTACAACTCGTCAACTTGAAGCAGCGCATCCCGATTACTTAGAAGTCGTAGCAGACCCTAAGTTTCAGGAGTGGGTTAAGGAGAGTCCCATACGGACCCAACTTTATGTCCACGCTCATAATTATGATCTAAATTCCGCAATGGAACTCATGGGAAATTGGAAGGAACGATCATTAATTACGAACACCGCAAAGGCAGAGGAACAAAAAGCTATGAAGCGGAGTGAGGCATTAAGGACAGGAAAAGCCGTATCCGGAGGTTCTTCTGAATCTACAGCCGGTAAAAAAATCTACCGTAGGGCTGATCTAATCAGGCTTAAAACAACAAACCCTCAGAGGTATGAAGATTTACAGGACGAAATTTTATCTGCATACGCTGATGGTCGAGTCAAATAACCTATAGAGAGCTAAAGGAGAAATAAAATGGCTTTGGGTTCTAACCAGCAGACCACTACAACGGCTGCTAATTTTATTCCCGAACTATGGTCCGATGAGGTCATAGCCGGGTACAAAAAGAATTTGGTACTGGGTAATCTCGTCACCCGTATCAATCATAACGGTAAGAAAGGGGACACGATTCATATCCCTACTCCTACCCGTGGATCGGCTAACGCAAAGGCCGCTAACACTCAAGTCACGTTACAGGGTGATACTCACGGAGTAACCAACTTGAGCATCGACAAGCACTACGAATATTCCGTAGTGATTGAGGACATTGTGGAAGTTCAGGCACTTCAGTCACTCCGTCGTTTCTATACGGACGATGCTGGTTATGCTCTGGCTGCACAGGTGGATACCGATCTCTTTACTATCATGGAGGGTCTTCAGGGTGGTACTGTAGGTGGTTCCGGAACGTCTTTGTGGGAGAAGGCAAAGATTGGTAGTGACGGTACTACGGATTTCGTAGGTGGTACTTCTAACGCTGCCGATATTACAGATGCTGGTATCCGCGCAATGATGCTGCTTCTGGATAACGCCGATGTCCCTTCCGATAATCGGGCGATGGTTATCCCTCCAATCTGCATGAGCGATATGCTTGCTCTTAATCGCTTTACTGAACAAGCATATATTGGTGATGGCAATGCTATCAAGACGGGTAAAATTGGACAGATTTACGGCATGGACGTATTTGTATCCACTAACTGCCCTGCCGTAACCACCACTAACTCTGTAGCTGTGCGTATCGGTTTGATGATACACAAAGATGCAGTTGCTCTTGTGGAGCAAATGGGAGTTCGTTCCCAGACGCAATACAAACAGGAATACCTTGGTGACCTGTTTACTTCCGATACGATCTATGGTGTCGGCGAGTTGCGTAACGATGCCGGAGTTGCTTTCGCGGTTCCAGCAGCCTAAGTAAAACAGAGGGGACTTTTAATCCTTAGAGGTCCCCTCTTACTTGGAGTTTATTAATGTGGCTAAAGTAATGACTATGGAGGAGCTTTTATCCGGTTCATCGTACAATATGGAACTGGATAAAATCAAAAATAGAATAAAGAGCCTCTATAGAGATATGCTTACCAAAGTCTACAAAGCGGCTAATCCGGGTGCTACAGTCAGCGATATTCAGTCCTTCCTTGACAATAACGATATAGATTTCGGAGAGGAAAAGGAAGAGTTCGATGAGGACGTAGAGAGTCTGGAAAACATTATGGATCAACTTCTTAAGGTAGACGAAATTGATCCCATAGTGGACAAGGAATTTTCTAAACCCGAAGTAGCTACAGGGAAAGAACCAAAAAATAAGATACACGATAAGGTTAAGGAATTTAATACTAAGGCTCTTAAGATACCCAAAGGCGGTCTATTTACACCTCCGGATAAACATAGTTTGCCCAAGACTTCCGCTTTACCTGTACCTAAGGGATCAATAAAACGTAAGATAGATGATAATCCAAAAGTAGACAAGAAAACTCTTAAAGCTGTTTGGGATGCGGAACGCCAGAAGTTACTTGATTTAGTAGCCAAAAGAAATAGAGAACATGGGGTTATTTTATGAAACCGATAAAGATGAGAAAGGCCGGAGGATTTAGAAAGACTCCCAAACGTAAAACAATCTCCAAGGAAGATAGTAAACGTAATATCGGTAGATGGTCTATGGAGAAAAGATTGTCATGAGGAGAGGAGTAACTAAACCTTTAGTAAGGCCGTTCCCTAAGGGCAGACAACATACTTGGAAACAACAAAAGTTATTTATGTACCTTTCCGATAAAAATCAAGATACGAGATCACCATTCGATTCCGATGATGCAGCATTATACGGAGACTATAGATCACTATATGGACAAGCAAGATACACTTCAGGGAGTTAAAAAATGACTGATTACGCTTATGACGATAAATGGTCCACAAAAAATGCACTGGCCGATAGTGCCGCATTAAAGGTTGTGGATGCAGATGAATTTCATACGGAATTTGGATTAATTGAAACAGCTATTGCTACTAAATCCAACAAGGCAAGTAACCTTTCCGATTTAACTGATAAACCAGCAGCAATAGTTAATTTAGGATTTACTGGGGCCACAACAAATGTAGCAAGTACAAGCGTAGAACAGACATGGACAAAACAACAAAGACCCCTTACGGCTGATTTGACATTTAATGCTACTCAGACTTGGGATTGTGCTTTAGCTCAAGACGCAAGATTAACTTTGGCAAATAATGTCACCGCATTTTCCGCACCTACTAATCAAGTGGCTGGTTCATATTACACACTCAGGGTAAACAACGGATCGGGTCCCTACTCAATTAGTGGCTGGAACGCTGTATTTAAATTTCCGGGTGGAACTGATCCAACCTCTACGGCTACGGCAAGTGCTATTGATTTGTTTGTATTCCGTTCTGACGGTACAAATATGGAACTCATAGGCCAATCACAGGATGTAAAATAATGTATGCTTTATTGACAAAAAAGGAAGACGGAAGTTTTGATGTACCCGTAAGATGGACAGGGAGTAACTTTAGACATCCCGATCTTAAACCCCTCACTGGTTACACTATAACTAAACACGCTCTGCCTAATGGACACTTACCGTTCTTTGGTATATTTCCCCTTAATAGAATAGGAGTACCAGTAGGCAAAAGAGCTAAAGGCGATCCGGTGGACACTTTTGACGGAACCACAGTATCCAGAGAAGCTCCAGTAGAGGACGATCCGGATTATGTAGCTCCAAAGGAACCTACGGAAGAAGAGAAAGCTAAAGCAGAAGCAGAATATTTAGCAAATATAAAAGCTAATAAGATTGTCGAAGTAAAAGCAGAGGCTCAAAAAAGAATACTGGCTGTAGCTCCGGAATGGAAACAACGTAACTTTGGTTTTCTTCATCAGCAAGTTTCGGACAAGACTAAAGCCGATGCAGAAACTACTACGGCAGCAGCGGCTACAGCAGCAGCAGAAGCCTCCACAGCGGCTTCTAAAGCCCATACAGACGCTAAAGGAGCCGAAGCTAACGCTAAGACTACGGCTGAGACAGACGGTGCTACAGATGAACAAAAAGCAGCTTATGTAACTGCTCAAGAAACTACCAAGACTAAGGAAGCGGAAGCGGTCAAAGCCGAAGAAGATTCCAAAGCAGCAGAAGCTACAGCTAAAGCAGCTAAAGAAGCACACGATAAAGAGAAAGCCGATATGGTATCCCAAAAAGCTATGTGGGAGAAAGTGGACAGCATCCGAAGTAAATCGGACGAGATTGAGGCAAAGATAGCCGAAATGGATAAAGATACTGTGAATGACTTTGTAGTGACTACTGACTCTAACTGGGAGTAATTAATGTTTATTTTTCCTAGTGGAATACCAAGCGGAGCCGGAGGTTATCAGCCAGCAGGGGCTTTGTATCTTGATGGTTCTGCTGACTATTTAAGCTGGACACCAAGCGGCAATGGATCACTGACAACGCATACTTTTTCATGTTGGGTGAAAAGGCCAAGACATAGTGGTAGCGTAAATGAGCAATTAATTGCGGCTGGTGATGACGCGAATAATTATCATCAATACGGGTTTAATGATGATATCTTTTTTACCAGTATTTACACAGCAAGTTCCGTAAACTTTTATGATAACTATGCCGAAAAGTATCGTGATCCTACGGCATGGATGAACGTGGTCGTAGTTTGGGATACTACAAATGGAACCGCCGCAGATAGGAATAGAGTTTATATAAATGGTACGAGAATTGGTGTAACGGTTGCTCCTTCAAGCACTGGAAATCCTACATCGTCTGCATCATCAAATCATATGCTTAAAGGGGGAGAAACACACTACATTGGAAAACGTGCTGGTGTATCCACATTTGGACAGTTTTACTTAGCAGATGTAATTATGCTGGATGGCGTAGCTTCAACCGATGCCAGCCAGTTTGGGGAAACGGATTCCGATACAGGTATCTGGGTTCCTAAATCTCCTAGTGGATTGACGTTTGGAACTAACGGTTTCTGGCTGGATTTTAGTGACGGATCAGACATTGGCAACGATGTCAGTGGCAATAATAATGACTTCACCCCAACAAGCATGGGTGCAAACAATATTGTTGTGGACGGCCCAGCGAATAGTACCGATAAAGAAATATCAATTTATCCTACTATTGATCCTGTTGGGCCGTGGGGAGTTGCAGAAAATACACTATCAAATAATAATATGACTTGGGTTTCTGGTGGTAGTTCAAATAAATGGAACTACTCGACAATGCCTATCTCTAATACTGATAAAGTGTACTTTGAAGTCCACCAAAGCGGAAATTGTGGCGGCTCACATACACCGGGATTTAGTATTACAAAGCGTGGTCATCCCGGCGGTGATACATATCCCGGCGCACAAACAGATAATAGTGATTGGGGTTTTTATCTTGGAAACGGTTCCAGCACAACCGCCGCCGCAATCATAGTACATGACGCCAGTTTTACTCTTAATAATCAAGCTGGTGGTGCAGACGGTGATGTTTACCAAGTAGCTAGGGACGGTGCAAGTCTCTGGTTTGGTCGTAATAATACATGGTACAATAGCGGTGATCCAACTGATGCCACTACTGGTATTTATAAATCTGGGAGTAACCCTTTACCAACTGATGAACCCCTTTGGGTTGCATTTCACAGTTACGGTACTCAAGCCACTTTAACTTGGAAGCCATATTCTGGTGATTGGACTTATTCTCCTCCATCTGGTTTTGGAGAAATGAAATCCACCATTACAGGAATTGGCAACTTCTGTACTTGGAATATTCTTGATCCATTTCCATCAGCAAAAGCACAATTATCAGAGGGAAATACCGTAGCCGTAATGGATGCAGATTCTGCTATTAGAGGAACGATGTTCTTTGATGTAACAGACTCTACAGGATTTTATTGGGAAACTACATTTATAGAAAATATTGGTAATGCTTCTCACGTTGGAATTGCCACTGCTGCCGCACCACTGAACAATACATCATATATTGCTAGTGATCCTCTACTTGCTACATATCTGGCTGACGGAGCCGCAGATCACAAGTCTGCTGACAGAGATTCAAGTGGTACTCATCCAACTTATACAAACGGGGATACTATTAGTGTAGCCGTTAAAGGTGGAGCGATTTGGTTTGCGAAAAATGGTTCTTGGGTTGACGGAGCAAATGGAGGTGCAAGTTCAGCAACTGTTCTTTCAGAACTTAACGCTGGTACAACTACAAATGCGGTTTTTACCAGCATGACAGGCTACTATGCACCGCATATTCGTGAGCATAACGGCACAAATGTAAAATCAAAGACAAATTGGGGGCAACAACCGTTTAAATACACGCCGCCAACTAATATGAAAAGACTTATGACTGCTGATTTTTCAGAGCCGACAGTCACAGACCCAAGCGCATACTTTGGAACAATTCTCTACTCAGGCAATTCTACTTCCGACACAAACAGAACTGGTCTTACTAATGCGTCAGGAACCGCATGGACACCAGACTTTGCTTGGTTAAAAGGTAGAAGCGGTGGGACGGCTACTCATAAACTTTACGATAGTGTCCGAGGTGCAGGGAATGAAATAAATCCCGATAGTACGAACGCACAAAGCACATACACCGCTGGAATGTCAGCGTTTATTTCTGGTGGAATTACTGTTGGAAACGGAACAACGGGATACAACGAATCAGGCCGAACGTTTGTCGTCTGGTGTCTAAAAGCGAATGGTGCTGGATCATCTGACGATACTGGTGGAATAACGGTTACTCGTTCAACAGCGGATCATCAAGGTTTTAGTATTTGCAAAGGCACATCTACAAGTGGCACTCAAAATTTTGCTCATGGTCTAGGAGCAAAACCAGAATTTGTTATTGTAAGAGACTTGGAAGATTCCAGCCAAAATTGGCAAGTCCAACATAAAGACGTTAATGCAAACATGAAGGATATTACTACTCTTGGTTTAAACCGCACTAATGACGCTGGAAGTTCATCTGACTGGTGGGGAGCGGAACCTACATCAACATTACAGTATTTTACGACTAATCAAGTCACGGGAACAAATGATTTTGTAGCGTATTTGTTTAGGCGTATTCCCGGAATGATTGGTATTGGAAGCTATGTAGGAAACGGCAACGCTGATGGAACAGCCGTAATTATCGATGACGGCGCATCTGGATTTAAGCCAGCATTTTTGCTTATAAAAGAATATGACGGCAGTAACAACGGCAACTGGTTCATACGTGATAACGCCAGAGATACTTATAATCCATCAAAGAATGATCTTTATGCTAATAGAACAGACGAGGAATATACGGATTCAAACTCTGACATAGATTTTACGGCCAACGGTTTCAAAATTAAGTGTAATGCAGGGGGATATAATGAGAATAATGCTAAAAATTTATATCTAGCATTTGCAGAATCGCCATTCGGCTTGAATAACAGAGTAAGGTGATAAAGGTTGGTAGAGTATACTATCCTAATACAGAAAAAGGGCATAAATTAGCGCATTATGCGTTAAAAATGATAAGAAGAGCAATAACATCTGAAATGAAAAAGAGAAAACAATATGGACCCTGCAACAATCGCATTAAGTATAGCCGCTTGTAAAAAGATAGCCGAAACTTGTGTCGATGTAAAGGACTTAACTCATTCTCTTGATTCCTTATTTAACCATCAGGAAGAACATGAAAAGAAAGAACCTAAAAAGAATGAACCCACTACTCGTATGCAGCAAGTCCTTAAGATTAGGGCAGGGGATGAAGGCTACGATGACGATACGGCTATAAGCGCAGTAGCTAATGACGTTCTGGCTCAGAAACAAAATGATTTAGCTTTAAAGGGTCTAGCCAGAGAGATAGACAGAAAGTGGGGAATGGGTACATGGGAAACAATAATAGATGAACGAGATAAAAGATTAAAAGCTAAAGAAGAAAGTCAAAAGAAAGCAAAAGAAGTAGCAAAGAAACGTCAGATAGAGTCAGATGCTAAATGGGATAAAATATACTACTGGCTTAAAGAGTTTGGAAAGTTAATAGTTATATTTGTATTTTTTGGCATCATAGCATGGGTAGTTATAGCAAATAAATGTACTGGACCGGGATGTTAAATGGAATTTGGAATAAGAGAATTAGTACAATTTGGAACACTTCTGGCTTCTTTAGCCGGAGCCTTTGCTGTAGTAAAGTCTCAGTTAGCTAGGGTCATACAGGACATTAAAACTTTATCTACTGAATTACATGAGTTAAACACTAGACTAGATAAAGCCGAAGCAGATTCAGCAGTAGTAAAACATCAAAATAAAGTCTTTGGTAATATTTTGTCTCCGGATAATTTAAGGCAATTAAGTAGCAGTATCGCAGAATTAAAGACAGAAATGAGAGTAGTGCATAAAAATTTAGATCAAGTTCATTCTATGCACAATGGTTCACACCCACCAGTAGGAAAATAAGATGCCCAGTTTTGGAAATAAAAGCAGAGAAAGATTAGAGACTTGTGATCCCCAGATTCAATTAGTGTTGCAAGAAGCCATTAAACACTATGATTTTTCTGTACTGGAGGGACATCGAACTGAAGAAAAACAACAAGAATACTTTGAGTCAGGGGCAAGTAAGGTGCAGTACCCTAATTCAAAACATAATTCATATCCAGCTATGGCAGTGGATGTGGTTCCCTATCCTATTGATTGGGATAATCTCCAGCGGTTTAAAGAGTTGTCTGAAGTCATTAAGACGGCTTGTGAAACGGTAGGTGTAGATAATTTACATTGGGGTTTTGATCTATGGCAGTGGGATATGCCACATTGGGAACTTAGGTAATGCTCCCACTTTTAGGGCCACTTGTAAGCGGTGTATTTGACATAGGCAAACAATACTTTGCCAATAAAGCAGAGAAATCAAAAGCTAAACATGAACAAGAAATTGCAGTAATCCGTGGAGATCAGAAGTGGGACGAGATACAGGCAAGGAATAGTGGGGACAGTTGGAAGGATGAATATTTAACAGTAGTCATAACGTCACCATTTATCGCTATGTTCTTAGCGGCTGTTCTTGACAATAGGGGGATGGTGGAACGAATAGGGGAAGCCTTTATAATTCTCCAGAGCGAGGTTCCCGAACAATACTGGACACTGTTAATCATAGCCTTTGGTGCATCTTTCGGTGTCAAGGGTGTCGTAAAGGGTGCTAAAACATTTATTGATGGGAAGAAAAAATAATGTCATTTCGATCTACAATTAATAAAGTCTTAGTCAGGCTAAGAGAGGACACAATCACTTCTGATTGGTCCGGAGCTATTAACGATTCTACGTCAATAGATGACTATCATAAATTGGTGGGTGAGTTTGTAAACGAAGCTAAGACCATTGTAGAGGACGCTTGGAACTGGGGAGCCTTAAGGACAGTAATTGCCATAAGCACTACTTCCGGAACATCTCAGTACACTGTAACCGGAGTAAATAACCGTAGTCGTATCCTACAGGTCATTGACTCTACAAACAATTCTTTACTTACCCAAACTTCCGATGACTACTTTTATAACGTAACGTATACAGGTACATCCTCTAACGGTGTCCCGGTGTACTACCGACTAAACAATAACACTATAGACTTCTGGCCCACTCCCGGAGGTACTTACGCAATCAAGATTCATGCTGTAGATGCTCCCGATGATCTTACACTAGCCGCCGCTACCTTTTCCGTTCAGGAACACTTAGTAGTCCTTGGAGCCTATGCGCTGGCTCTGGCTGAACGTGGCGAGGACGGAGGAACACCTAGCGATCAGGCTATGGTCAGATTCAGAACTGCTTTAACTGACGCTATTTCACAAGATTCCCAACGAACTGTAAACGAGACAACTTGGTATGCCAGCTAAACCAACTACACCTATCCCTCTTAAGGGGATGGGGAGTTCCGGACTAAATACTCAGGCTCAAGATTCTACTTTGGGACCCGAATGGCTGACTCAGGCCGAAGGAGTGGTGTTTGACCTACAGGGTCGAATAGCTTCCCGTAAGGGTATCAAGATGGTATCTAAAGCCATAGCTAGTCCGGTCAAGTCCATAGGTGGGTACATTAAATCAAACCGGACTAGGGAATATTATGCCGGAGCAGGGAACGCAATCTATAAGATAGATACTTCTACTAGTCCCTATACCCTCACGGCTCAGACTTTCTCCGGAACCGCACAGACTATATCGGACGCTAACTGGACATGGGTAAACTTTAATGACGAGTTATGGGGTATCCAGACAGGTCATAAAGTTATAAATTATAACGGTACAAACTGGTACGATAGAGATGATATTCCCGTCAGTGTAGCTACGGCAAATGTAAATGGGGCCACAAGCAGTACGACAACTTTAGTAGTTGACGGTAATTCAGGTACAATCGAAACCGGGATGTATGTAACTGGCTCCGGTATTTCCGGAACGGTTACTGTCTCATCTTTATCCGATCAAAATAATCTAGTCCTGTCCTCTGCTCAGTCTTTGAGTAATGATGTTGCGTTGACATTTACTTCTACATACGCCGCACCAGCCGGAGTAACTACCTTTGACCCCTCATGTGGCCTTGGTGACTTTGGACGTATGTGGTACGGAGGGATTACTGAAGCACCCGGAGTTGTTTATTATTCAGATAACCTTATAGGGGAAAAATTAAACGGTGGGGCTGCTGGTTCTATTGATCTTAAGACAGTATGGGGTAACGATGAAGTAGTGGGACTAGGTTCCATTATGGACAAGATTGTGATATTCGGTAAACAGAATATTGCAATTTATTCCGGAGCTTCTAACCCGTCCTCTATGGCTCTTGAAGAAGTCATTAAGGGTACGGGGTTAGCAGGGAAGGACAATATAGCTTATGTAGGTACGGACATATTATTCCTTAGTTACGAAGGTTTAATGTCCTTGGGCAGACTTCAGCAAACGGACGGTAAGGCTCCCATACAGGATTTATCGGTAACTGTCCGTAACGATCTTGTGGGTATCTTATCTTCCGCTACTGTAGCAAACATTAAAACTGCTTATTATCCGGAAGACGGTTTATTAGTTATATTCATGCCGGACGAAAAGAAGGCTTATGTATTTGATGTCAAGATACAGTCAGCTTCACCAAGAGTAACTACATGGCCCTTTACTACGGCTCCTTTATGCGGATTGGGTACTATTGACGGTAAGTTATTTATGGGTTTACCTACGGGAGTAGCTGAATACTCAGGTTATCAGGACGCAACCATTACTTCCGATGGATCGGGCGGCTGGACCACTACGACTTCTAACTACAGTTATGTATTTCAGACTTCTTGGTTAGACTTAAATTCACCTACCTTTGCTAAAATTATTAAGTCCGGACTTTTTGCAATCACCGGAGGAAGAGGGGCCAGTTCCACAATATCGGTCTATAAAGATTTTGAACTAGGCACTCCTTACTCCAAGACTATTTCCCTTGTGTCCGGAGTGACCATATCGTTATACACACAGGGAGGTGACGGTGCGGCATTGGTAGCCGGAACAAGATCATTATATGATACGGCTAAATACGGAGCTTCTGCTGGTCCCAAGGACTACAAAGTTTCTCTAGGTAGAACGGGGAAAGTAATTAAATTAAAGATGGATACGACAGTCGAGGGGCATTACTCAAGTTTGACTGATGCAACATTATTAACCAAACAGGGCAAGATAAGGTAGGAGTAGATTATGGCATTCTCATGGACAGATTTAGTACCGTCAGTTGTAGGAGCAGGGTTAGGATTACTGGGGACTAAACTTCAGTCCGATGCCGCTTTGGACGCAGAGGAAGCAAGAGCCGCTGCACTAGAAAGAAATGCAGATAGAGCTTTCGCTGAAGCACAGCCCTGGAGTGTAATCGGTGAAGGCGGTGTAGGCGATTTCGATGAGGATAGCCGTACTGCTTTGATGCAACTGTCCCCTGAACTACAGGCAATTTACTCTGGAGCTTTAGGCCGAAGTGGTCTATGGGGGGAACAGGCGATGGCCCTTGGAGCTAACCCCTTTGCCGCCGCAGATGCTTTTTATGACCAGCAACAAGCTTATTGGGAACCTAAAGAACAACAACTAAGGACCGATGCTGAGACACGTTTACTTGCTCAAGGAAGATTAGGTGGTACGGGTGGTCAAAGACAACTAGGGGAACTAGAGAGTTCAATCCTACAGGCTCAAGGGCAACGTAGAACGGATGCTTTAAACCAATCACAACAATTAATAAATACTTTACTGGGTAGAGAATCAGCCGATATAGGTCAAGCCATAGGACTTCTTAATATTCCCATACAGTACGGTAATATGGGTAGGGGCATAGGTGGTGACTTAGGTAAAGCTGCTGCTTATGGTCTGGAGTCCAGAGCCACAGGTGCAAAAGCTTTAGCTGACGCTAGGGGCGTAAGTCCTTGGGGTTCTACACTAAGTGGCCTGTCCGGTCTGTTTACTACGCCCAGAGCTAAATCGGTTTTTGGAGGTTAGATAATGGCTACTTGGACTGAAGTCGGATTAAGACTTAACCCTGATGATCCGGCACAGGGATTATTAGGGGACACAGCTATCCTTGGAAATCCTTGGATGGAGGAGTGGCTTCAGGCTAGGGGTGCAGATAATCTTCTTAAAAGAAATTTCCCTGATGCAGTCCCTGAACAACCGGAAATACTTAAGGGTGCTACCGGACTATTTGATTCTCTAGGTAAAAAACCTAAAGCAATTTTCGGTGGGGATAGTGAAGGAGGAAGTCCAGTAGGTGATCCTACTCCAGTAGATTTAAGCGGTCTAACTTTAGGGGGTAGAAGTTTATCTTCTCTTGGAGCTTCTTTAGCAAGTCCCATAAATGCAGCCCATACTGTAGGAGCTTTGGGAGGATTATTCGGTCCTATTGGTGGTGTCATAGGTACTGGACTTGGAGCTTTAGCAGGGTCCTATGCAGTAGATGATTTAATATCTAACACTACTGGATATAATCCGGACGTATCTGCTTGGGATCAATTTATTAGCGGTATGACATTCGGACAATTTGGAAAAAGTGGTGACCAACAAATGCAAGAAGAGTTTGACGCTTTTAGTGGTATGGATAATATGTTTGGTGGTGATGATGCCAAGGACCCAACAAAAGCATTTGAAATGTCTGACTTAGAACAAATGCAAAAAGAAGCGTTGGAACGTGCAGCCGATCCATTTAGTGAATATGCACAAGAAGATACTTACCAAGAAGCTATACAAAGTTATCAAGATCAAGTAGCAGAAGCTAATCAAGACGATCAAATGGGGCCGGGAGATGAAGGTCCCGGTCAAGACGCATTAGGAGGAATAACATAATGGCTAAGATGAACCCATACGGCGGTAGTGATTGGGGAGGTCTGTTCGCTTCTCAAGGGAACACTCTGAATGACGTAAGAGCAAAGATAGGTCAGGAAAGAGAAGCAAAAGTCAGACAGGCTTATGCCGATGCGATCCAAGGTGGAGGTAGTCTCAATGCTGCCCGTATAGCCAGAGCCGCCGAACAACAAAAACAAATGATGATGGGTGTAGCACAAAATCTATTTGGTTCCGAAGACGGTATTATAAGTCAGGACCCTCGTTTAGCTAGAGCGGCTAAGAGGGATAAAGATCGTCAGGAAATAACTTCTATTCTTGGTACATATACTGATCCTAATTCTGTGGATGGCTCTAGGATTTCTGAAGCAGAAATGAATCAGGGCTTTAGTGAATTAATGAAACGTGGGTATATAAGGGAAGCTAAAGAGTTTCTTGCTATGGCTCAATCAATGGGCGGTGAACGAAGAGCCGATATAAGTAGTGGATTAGAACAGGATAAGTTTAAATTAGATAAATTAATTGCTACAGAAGATATTGATATAAAGAGAGGCAACTTAGCTATAAATGAATTTAACGCTAAACATAGACAAAAAATTGATTGGGCTACTCTTGATGTCAAGAAAGATGATTTAAAAACTAAACGAGATATTTCTTACGCTCAACTAGCATGGGATAAAAACAAATCCCGTAGGTCTCAAGATGAAATAGAAAGATCAAATAGAGCTAGAGAAGCACTAAGGAAGACAGGGCATGATATAGACAGAGAAGGTAATGTAATTAAATGGAAACAGGTAAATGATGCAGACAGAATTAATACTGAAAAATTAGCACAGACCGATAGGGACTTTAAATTAAGATCACGGATAGCTGATTTTGAACGATCATTCAAAACTAAGTCCTTTGAGTGGGAAAAGGAAATGGACAGGATTAACAATGATCTTAAGAAACAAGGTCTGGAAATTCGTAGAGAAGGAAACCGTATTCAGTTAGTGGGTATTGAGACTACGGCTGAGACAGCGGATAAGAATAGAAACGCACAAATTATGCTTGCAAGAGAAAAAATACTGTCCAGTGAAAATATGAATCGTTATAATGAGCTAGGGAAAAACCAAAGGGCTGAACTTGACCGTGAACTTAGGAAAAGTTTAGATGATGCAAAGACTTTAAGGGATACAAAAACTATAAAAGCTCCTAATGATGATGAGAGGTTAGCAGTTTTAAATTTTGTTACGACAATAAGAGGAGTAAAGGACCCAAAGACAAATAAAACTGGCCCTAATTTACAAAACAGTTTACAGAAATTTTACGAAAATAGTGATTGGGGTTCCATTGACTCTGAAAGTGTAGGGACACTTGCAAGTCACGCAAAGAAAATTATGGAATCACATAGAAGAAGAGGAATACCGTTAGAGATAACGGAGGCAGTTCAAATGATTGTAGAAGCTAATTTAGGTGCTGGTAAATTTGATTTTAAAAGAGGTCCAGTACCTCAAATTACTATTAAGAAAGTGTCAGGGCCTTAATGAACACTTATGAAATAACTTTCGGTAACGATAAGTACGAAGTAACCGCTAATTCCGAAGCGGAGGCTATGGCTGGCTTTCGATCTCAAATGGGTCTGGATTCTCAAGAAGATACGGATACACAAAAAGAAGACCCGACTACTTGGGAAAACCTTAGTTATGCTTATGATGAAATGGTGGGCTTTGGTGCTAGTATAGGAGATTACTTAGAATCCGTAGCACCTCTTGGATCAATAGGATTTGACTTTACAGATGGGTTTACTTATTATTCTCCGGACCAAAAATATGGCGAGGGATATTCCGATGCGTCCCCAAAGGAACGTAGGGAAATGATTATGGCTCATCGTGCTAAACTATTAAAGGAAGAATATGGCGAGGACTTTGTTCCGGATAGAGATAGTTGGGCCTATACAATAGGAGGGCTTGGTGGAGCCATAGCTGACCCTACAAGTTTACTTCCTATGGGAGCTACATGGAAAGGAGCTACAGCTATAGGGGGAGCTTTAGGATTTGGTGCAAGTGCAACTGATGACCTACGACAAAATAAAGAAGTGGATTTAACAAAGGCCGCTGTATCTACCGCTGCCGGAGCAGTATTGGCAGGGGGAACTAAACTTGGTATAGATAAATTAATGCAAAGAAGTGCTTCAAAAGTTGTAGATAAAGTTAATGCTAAACTTGATGAACGCAACGCTTCCGGTATAGATACGATTGTAGAGGACATACCTACGATTGCCGAAGAACTAGGGTATTCTCCGGCAAAGGTAGCAAGAGCCTATAGAATATTAGGGGAAAATCCCTATGCCCGTACTGTAGATTTATCTGAGAAGTCAGCTACGAAAGCAATTACTGAAGACAGTGCGGTATCCCGAATACATAGTCCGGCATTGGATGATTTCCTGGGAATACTCTCTACTCAAGTAAGAAATATATCGGAACCTATATACAATAAACTAAGAAAATTTGAATTAGGTATTCATATGAATACTCAAAGTAGACTTTTAGATATTCAGGACTTTGCGGAAAATCTACATAAATCACTTACGCCAAGGATGCACGATGATGTATCAATACATTTAGCTAACGGAAGATTCGATGAAGTTGAAAGTATACTCTCTCAAAATGCTCCAAAAATGGCAGAAAGTTTTGTTAAGGTAAAGGATGTATTAACTAAAATAGGGGATGAATTAGAAGAAGTAGGGTATAATATAAACAGAGATAATTTAGAAGGAGATTATTTTCCTCGACAAGTTAAAGACTATAAAGGATTAACAGATGCTTTAGGTGTAGAACGTAAAGGTTTTTATGATTTACAATTAGAAACCTATGCTAATAAAAAAGGAATACCAGTAGAGGCTATAGACGATGCTACTAGAGATGAAATTTTAAACCAAGCCGTGAGGGGTTATGCAGTAGATACGAAAGGTCATGTCCCTCGCTTTGTTAAGGAGAGGAAACTAGATAATGTAACTGATGATCTTCTGGAATTCTACGGAACACCAGCGGAATCCCTACAGAGCTATGTAAGAGGTGCAACAAATGCTATTGAACGTGGGAAATTCTTTGGTAAATCTGTAGACTTAGATGAAAATGGTAGTATAGGAGCTTGGTTAAGTAAGGAACTACCCGATATTAAACCCGACGATCAACTTAAACTTCAAGAGTTATTAAAGTCAAGATTTATTTCCGGTGAACAAACCGGAGATGAATGGTCCAAGTTGTTAAAGGATACTGGATATGCCGGAACAATAGCTAACCCTATTGCCGCTATAACACAGATTGGTGATATAGGGATAGCGGCGTATAAGTCAGGTATTTTTCCTACTATTCAAGCAGCACTCCGGATGCCCTTTAGTAAAAAAAGTGCTAAACTTATTGATATAGGTCTGGACAATACTATATCTCAAGAGATGGGGAACCCTAGTAAATTTGCTAATGGATTACAGAAGTTATTTAAAGCATCTGGATTTGCACATATAGATAAATTTGGTAAGCAGACTATTATTAATGCTGCACTTATAAAGGCTCAAAGACAATCCAGGTCTACTAAGGGAGTAGAAAAACTTAAGGAAAAATGGGGTACGGTTTTTGGCGATGATATGAGTACAGTTATTGATGATCTTAAAGCAGGGAATATGACTGACAATGTTAAGCTATTAATGTGGAATGAGTTATCGGATGTTCAACCTGTGTCCCTAAGTGAAATGCCGAAGAAATACTTAGATAATCCCAATGGTAGATTAATGTATATGCTTAAATCTTTTACACTTAAACAAGTCGATGTTGTCCGTAGAGATATAGTGCAAGAAGCGGCTAAGAAAGGTGCAGGGAATAAAGCAAGAGCCGCTGGAAGAATGTTAAAACTTGCTACATTTCTAGGTTCTACTAATATGGCTACGGGTGTAGTAAAGGATATGTTATTAGGAAAGGATGTAGATGTAGATGAGATACCCGAAAGAATGGTATGGGGTTATCTAGGAGTCTACGGCATGAGTAAATGGGGATCAAGTAAACTTTTAGAGGACGGTAAATTAGTGGACCGGGCAGCGGATATGGTTACACCAGCGGCCCCTCTTTTAGATGCGGCTGGAGGAGCAGTTAAGGAAGTTGGAGAAGATGACCCTGACTTCTCAAAACAGTTAAAGAGTGTTCCACTTGTCGGACCCATGATGTACTATTGGTTCTTAGGTGGTGCGGAAAAATACAATGAAAAGAGAAAGAAGGAAAAATATAACTTATGAGTATTAAGGGACTCTTTGATACTATCGGAGATGTCTGGAGTGGTATGTCCACTCTTGATAAAGTAGCTTTAACATCCTCTCCAATCCCCATAGTAGGTGACGTACTTGGTGGGATTGCTGATGCTACTCATATAGCTACGGAATACGGTAAGACAGGTAAGATCCCTTGGACAGATGTAGGTTTAGCGGCAACTGGTTTACTTCCGTTTATGCCTCCGGCTGTAGCGGCTCGTAGTGTAAAAGGTGGTCTTAAGGCTATGGGGGAGAAGGCAGTTAAACACGCTCCCAATAAACTCCCCGGTTATTATAGTGGTGGTAAAGCACAAGCGGCTGTTAGGGGAGCAGCTACCGGAGGTCTAAACTTATTACAATCAGCTTACTCACCTAAAGCTCAAGGTCTTTGGAGGAAGCATGGTATTTCTCTAACCGATAAAAAGGTCATGGATAAAGCTTTAAAAACTTCTGAAGAATTATCCGGTAAAGTTTTATCGGACGCACAAAAAATCAAAGCTAGAGATGTAGGGAAAGAAGCTGCTGGACAGATAAATCAAACTCGTTTATTTAACGAACAATATAAAACCAGAGAAACATTATATGATGTGTTAGACGGAATAGACCAAGCTACGTTTGCTAAGTTTGGGAGAGGGGAGTACGATAAAATCATGAGGGCCGCAACTGGTTTAAATAAGGATACTATGAGTGCGGTCTTCAGACAAATGGGGAAGGGACAGGGTATAGATTTAGACGCTAAAGATTGGCGTATGGCTATACGAAGGCCCTACACTGGTCGAGCTAGTGGAAATTTAAGAACTCCTTTGACTGCCTCAAGGTCTACAATCTACGGTGGTAAAAACATACAGGCAGTAAGAGATTCTTTTAAAGGTAAAAAATTTAAAACTAATTTAGATTTGCTTGACGCTTTAGAGGGTCAGGGGATTAGAGTAGTTAATGATAAAAAAATAAGGGATGCCGCTAAAAAGGGCAAGGACAATGTAGAAGTAGTCCTTAGTGGAGCGCACGTTACGGACGCTTATGAACTAGGAGGAGTTAATTATCTAACAGTTATTAAAAAGGACGGTAACTTAGTTTCTTTTGGTAACGATGGAAATAACTTAGCCGCTGTAAAAAATATAGAGTTAAACGCACCAATGGCAGATAGGATAGTATCTATAACTCCACCTATGCACCTGAACGTATTAGGTAAAGGTAAAAAAGGACAGACTAAAAAAATACAAAAGGCTATGGAGAAGATAGCTGATGAAGGAAGGGAAGCAAGAAAACAATCCCTTAAAAAATTAGGCGTGAAGGGACCAGGAAAATCTCTTGCACCCTTAGGACTAAACAGACCTCAATCAGAATTTATTAGAAAAGTAGGAGGGTTGACAGATAGAGCATACATACCTGTAGCTGGCAATATAGCTGAATCAGGCATAAGAATGTATAAACCTAGTAGAAGAAGTGAACAAGGTGGATTGTTACCGATAGACCCACTGTTATAATAATCCATTTATCTTCTACGGTCACTC